GGGTTCACCACATAGGCATGTATCTCCTCAAGCTTATACCTTGTAGAAAGAGTAATTGGTTACATGAGAGTTCAAGTCTCTCCTTGCCTACCCATATGTATAATGGATAATAATACGTTATTTATATTTTTATGCATACCCCCCTTAGATGTCAAGATTTCTTGCAGTACTTCTAATATTAATACCCCTTTCTCTCTCAGCTCAATGCAACCAACACGTATTTACTTCAGTAGGTGCTGAAAATTGGACTAATTTCCAATATCAAGATTGTGATGGATTAAATCATTATTTTGGTTTACCTGCTGGTGGGTATACTATAATATTCTGTGCCGATATAGGTACTACTTTTGTTTTAAATGGTGATGGATTTGTATATCCTCTCCTCACCGAACACCCAGCTTATACCTCTTGTATTCCTTCTCCATGTGATGGTGATTTTGATAATGATGGAATTGTAGGTGCTGAAGATTTACTTACCTTCCTATCAAATTATGGACAATGCGAAAATTAATTTATTTACTAATTACCCTATGGGCCCCTTACCTACATGCACAAACTTGTGATTTAACCCTCATAAGTCAAACTCCACCTGCAACAACAGATGATGATCATTCTTTTGTAGTTGAATTTGTTAATGCAGAAAACTGTGGATGTAATGAATTTACTCAATACGATGGAAATACTTGTGATGGTAATGGTTCTAGTTCTGTAAATAATAATGAAAATGTAACTCATCTTGTATTTGGAATTCATTATGTTGATGAGATAACTGGACAAGACTTAGGAGAAAATACAGATTGTACTTCAACAACTTTTCATCCGGGATGGTCATATACCAATGTTACAAATTGGGGTGGGTGGGAAACTGGTGATGTTGTTACTATTAATATAAATCCACCATTTGCTTGGGAATGTATTTTAGCTACACCCCTTGAAGGTTATTGTTGGGAAGTAGTAATTTGGCAAATTAATTTATCTCAAACGGCAGGTATTGATGATTTTCCAGATAATGGATGGACTGTTGGTAATAGTTTTAATCAGACACAGACATATCCTGATATTAATATAGATGATAATAGAATAGCTGTTTGCTATGATCCTTGTGTGCCAGATACAATTACAGAATATATTACAGATACATTATATATAGATAATTTTATATATGATACAACCTATGTGGATGTTGAGATTTTTATTGTAGATACTATCACAGTAACGCAAATTGACACCGTTATAACGCAAGAATACGTGTATTTAACCGACACACTCATTGAATACATAACAGATACCGTAATTGTTGATAATTACATATATACAACAGATACTTTAGAAATTGAAGTTTTAGAATATGTCTTTTTAACAGATACTATTACTGAGATTATTGAAATAGACTGTAATACTAATCTACCATGTAATGACTTAATAGTAGATGAATGTTGGCCTTGGAGTATTTTTATTCCAAATGTATTTACTCCAAATAACGATGGTATAAATGATGTATGGCAAATTCTCCTTGATTTAGATTGTTGGGTTGATGTAGAATTTAAGATTTACAATAGATGGGGTGGTTTAGTTTTTGAAGGGTTTGGATATGATTATAATAGTTATCCTTATTGGGATGGTAGTATGCAGGGTGGGCCCTCCTATGTAGCAGATGGTATATATGTTTATACTTTTTATGCTAGAAAATACAATTCACCTGAAATATATCAAAAATCTGGGCATCTTACAATATTAAGGTAAAAATAACTTGGATTGCTAGTATTTATACCATATATTATGACTTTAATACTATAAAATTTTTAAAATGAGCCATTACGAAGACGCACTTTATGAAGTTTATGAAACAGTACAAAGAGAAGGATTAAAAGAAAAGTTTGATATACAAACTAAAAAAATGCAATCTCAAGATAAACATAAAAATAAAACTGTAGTTGAAAAGTGGGAGTATGCTTTATATAGGATAAGAGGTGGTAATAGTAAAGATCGTTACTAAGTATGAAAAAAATGGATTTTGATAGTATATTTAACCTATTTGGTGAGGAAGATGTAAGTAATAATACTACTACTTATGCTGACTTAACCTCAACTCCTTTATATTGGTTAGGCATGCATACAAAACTTATTCTTAATCATATAAATTTTAGGAAAAAAGCAGTACGATTATTAAAAAATTCAAATATGGAGTTAGATCCCGCAGAATTAGCAGCTGCCGGTGAAGTAATTGCTTATAATAGAGCTTGGTTTTATATTAAAAAAATAGATCTTAGTAATAAAGATCATGTTGAGGCTATATTAGCATATGGTGATGATTTTTTGGAAACTTCTTTAGAATTAGCCATCAAACACTTCCAATCTCCAGAAAGAGAAGAGTATGAAAAGTGTCTTCATCTTTTAGAAGTTCTTAAATTATCAAAAGAAATTTCACTTTAAGTAGGATACCAGAGAAATTTTGGGTACCTTGGAAATACGGGTTTTGAAGATATTTAGGAAAATAGGGAGTATAGGTTGGATGAATGAGAGGGTGATTGTATATTATGAACACATTAATAAAATATAAAATAATATGGCATTTAGAAACAAAGAATTAGTTGACAAAGGGTTTGTAAATATAAAATCCGGAGTTAAAACATTAGATCTAATGGTATCCCGTGGAGGAAGCGACGTTGGTGCTTTTAGAAAACAAATCAAAGCAGTTTATGATAAAATTGAAGAATTAGAATCTTTAGTTGAACGCGAAGCCGGAGTTCTAAGAAACGGATAATTAAAAAATAAAAGTTATGAAATTAACAGCCGATCAAATTCAAATGAATTGGGTAGAATTTTTAAGTAATATTGATACTTATATTTCTTCTCCTCGTAAAGAACAATTAACTAAATTTTATGAAAAGTATGCGGAACGTATTATGTTTATGCCTGCTGCCCATAAAAAAGAATATCACTCTGCCTTTCCTGGAGGTTATGTAGATCATGTTAATAGGGTAGTTAAAGCTGCTTTATCAATGTCTGCTGTTTGGGAAGGTTTTGGTTGTGATATGACTACTTTTACTACTGAAGAATTAGTATTCTCAGCTATTAATCATGATTTAGGTAAAATGGGTGATAATAACCATGAAGCTTATATCCCACAAACTGATAAGTGGAGAAGGGATAAATTAGGTGAAGATTATATGTTTAATAAAGAATTAGCATTTTCAGCTGTCCCAGATAGAGGATTATTTTTACTTCAAGACAATAATATTAAATATACATTCAATGAGATGATAGCAATTCAAACACATGATGGATTATATGACTCAGCTAATGAAAAATATTTAAAGGGTTATATGCCCGAGCAAAAACCTCGCACTTCATTACCATTTATTTTACATCAAGCAGATATGATGGCAGCTAGAATTGAATTTGAAATTGAATGGTTGCCTAAATTCAAAAATAACTTGGATACCAGTAAAAATAATTTTACATTGGGTAATAATAAGAAAACCTCTACAAAAAATAAAGCATTAGGCTCTATTAAAAGCGAAGGTTTACAAAACATTTTTGATAAACTATAAATATGGAAATCTATCCAACTACATTATTTGTAATAATTACAATTTTAAGCATTTTAGTTTTAGTCTTAGGATATACAACTTATAATTTACTTAAAAAAAATGAAAGAGCAGAAGATATAGTATTAGGATACCTTGACTATTTAGATAAAATATCCAGGGTAATAGAAGTTGCCGATGAGAAGGTAAAAAAGATTGATATAAAAGGATCTTTTGAGGCAGATGATGAGGTAGGTTTTTTCTTTAAGCAAATTAAACAAATTCAAGAAATTCTAAATGATTTCCAATTAAAAGAATAAAATAGCAGATGGATGAAATAATAAGGAGGCATAAATCACTACCTCAGAAAAAAGTATATTTTTCAAAAGTGACAGAAGCGGCGATTGTAAGATACAATCGCTCCTCTGATCCCGAAGAGCGAAGTGATATATACGCTGAACATATACATTGGGGTTTTTATAAACTTACAGAAAACATCATCCATACTTTTAAGTTTTACCATACTGATGGGGTAGAGAATTTAGAAGATTTACAACATGAGATAATTACTTTTTTATTATCTAAAATACATCTATTTAACCCTGAAAATGGAGCTAAAGCATATTCATATTTTGGAACTATAGTTAAACGTTGGCTAATAGTATACAACCAGAAAAACTACGGTAAAAAAATAAAAAACATAGCAATTTCAGAATTAAATCACTACTCACAATTAGATACATCAGATCCTTCATTTATTATATCACAAAATAGATTAGACGATACTCAAGTTTTAGTTGAAGATGAAGAATTTAGTAGTAGAAATTTAAAAGAAAATAAAGACTATAAATATGAAGATCGTTTATCTTTATTTATAGACCAATATGTAAATTATTGTACTGATAAAATTTATGTCTTATTTCCTAAAGGTAATGATGCTACTATAGCTGATGCTATTTTAGAATTATTTAGAAAAAGAGATGCCATTGATGTATTTAATAAAAAGGCACTTTATATCTACATTCGTGAAATGGTAGATGTTAAAACTCCAAAAATAACTAAAATAGCTAATAAATTATATGCTATATTTAAGGAAAAGTATATGTTTTATTTAGAACATGGCTACTTTCCACCAAAATAGTTTTAATAATGCATATTTATAATCAAAAACATTATGGGACAGTTAGATTCATACGTTTTTGGAGATAAAAAATTTTCTGATTTATTAGAAGAAATCTACCAAAACCAAAAAAAGAGAGATACTCAAGTAGTAGCTTTAATATCAGAATTAAAACCTTTAGTTCAAGAAATAGGTGATGCTACTCTTATAGTCCCTCTTATTAAAGAATATATGGAAATTGGAGTTAAAAATGATGATGCTCTAATTAAAATGGCTACTATTGTTCAAAGAGCACTCCAAAACCAAGATGAAGATGGTGGGTTAGGAATTAGTGAAGAGGAAAAAGAACAATTATTAGCTGAAATGGAAAAAATTTCAAAAGAAAATAAATAATGGCTCAACAACCTACAGGATTAAATTCACTTAAGGGCACACCATCAGTTAAACCCCAAAATTCTGGGGTATTTGCAGCTAGGGTGAGACATGCTATGGTGGATGAACAAACTGAAAACAAAGCATTTAAAGATTTTGGTAATTGGAGTTCTATAGGTTGTTTATTTTTTGATAAATTAAATACCCCAAACCCTAGTCCCCAATTTACAACGGACAACTTTGCAAGACCTTTATTTCCTAATAATTCTAATATACCTCTAAAAAACGAAATAGTTTACATAATATCATTACCAAACAGTAATGTTCAAGGCGATGTTAATGACCAAACATATTATTATTTTCAGGCTATAAATATTTGGAATAGTACACACCATAATGCTATTCCAGATCCTATTAATGGGGAATCAACACCTGCAGCACAATCTCAAGATTATGAACAAACAACTGCAGGCTCAATTAGAAGAGTTTCTGATGGTAGTACTGAAATTGATTTAGGTAAAGATTTTAAAGAAAAATTATCTATAAGAAATCTTCAACCATATGAAGGTGATTTAATATATCAAGGAAGATGGGGACAGTCTCTTAGATTTGGTTCAACTAACAAAGATGCAACAATCCCTAATACATGGTCTAAATCAGGAGAAAATGGTGATGCTATTACAATAATAAAAAATGGCCAACATGAAGAAACTACTGATCCTTGGATTCCTCAAGTAGAAGATATAAATACAGATAAATCTAGTATTTATTTAACAACTACACAAGAAGTACCAATTGATTTAGCTAGTAAAAGCTATAAATCATATGCTTCATCACCAACAGCAGCTCCCATTTTTAAAGAAGAACAAGTAATTTTAAATTCAGGTAGATTATTATTTAATTCTAAAACAGATTCTATTTTACTTTCATCTTTTGATACTATAAATTTAAATTCAGTAAATAGTGTAAATATAGATACTCCAAAAACCATAATATCATCCCCAGAAATTTATTTAGGTGATAAAGGTGCTACTGAACCTATAATATTAGGTGATAAATTTCTTTCAGATTTTTCATCATTGATGACATCATTAATATCATTATGTAGTGCATTAGGAACACCAATTGGCACACCAATCCCTTTTGTCCCCAATGCAGCAATACCAGCCCCAGCTACCCAAACACTTGTTAAGGCACAAACTATGCTTAATAAAATTCAAATGTATAAATCTAAAGTAAGCAAATCTAAATAATGTCATTTCTATCTAGCCTTCTAATAAAAACAATCACAAAAGTAATTAAAAACTTAACTAAGTTTGAAGTTGCTATTGATGCTCTTATAGATAGATTTAAAGCATCTTGCCCACCTAAAGAAGAATTATTACAAATAGTAAAACAAAAAAACCAAATACAAGGAGCCCTTGAAAATGTTGTTGGTGCTTTTAATACTGTAGAAGCTACAGCTGAAACTACTAATACTATAGTTACTACTGTAAGTGTAGCTGTTAAGGTAATAAAATCTATCCCTATCCCTACATCATTTCCACCAGGTGCTGGTATTCCTATAAATGTTATTACACTATTAGCAGATTCTTTAGATACTTTAGGTGATCTATTAAAAGGAGCTAAAGGTGCTCTTAAAGTAGTACCATCTGCAGGTAAAACTATACAAGAAGCTGCCCAAACTATAGTTACAAAATTACAAACTTTAGATGGTGTATTAAATGTTTGTATTGAAGAATTAGCACAAAATGGGGGTGAAGATGGTGGACCCATGACCCAACAAGAAATAAATGATTTAATTAATGAAATAGGAAATGTAGCAGCTGAGTCTGGAAACTTTGTAAATCCAAACCTAAATACTGCCAATGAAGATGATTTATTATCACAATTAAGCCCTAACAGTAGTAATCCTCTTTTATATCAAAGACAACCTACAATTTTTGTCCCATTAGACCCTGATGGTGTTTACACCAAAGGAGATATAGACCCAGGATCTGGTCAGCAAATAATTAAAGATGAAAATGGTAGATTTGGATATAATGCTGGGTTTGATTGGAGGTTAACTATAGAATATAATGATGATAATGAATATTCATTCCCACAAAGAAGAGTAAAAGCAACAAATATAAATCCTTCTGATTTTAATATATTTAAAGGAATTAATGTTTATAACATAGGACCACCAATTGGCACTATGGAAGAACGAGGAGCATATTCATATAGTACATCAGTTAAAGTATTAATTGATGAGGTTAAATTTAATGTTGATTCACTTAATGTTAGATATTGGCAAAATAAATGGGTTCTTGATAATATGGAAGAAGCTGATGATGATGATAGACTAGGAGGGGATGGTGGTGAAGCTGAAAGTGAAGGAAACCAATCAGCACCTGGGGGTACAACTGGCCCTCCCCCACCTCCAGTTACTATATTACTACCTAATAATGCAACTATGTCTGATTTAGATATTAGTTTACCTATCATCCAAAATGGATCTGGTACCTATTACAAACAAGTCTTCGTTGAAACAACTCAACCTAATAAATCTGTCTATTTAAAAATAGACACCGGAGGTAATGAGGTTTGGAGTGATTATGTTCAAGGAGACCAGGGTCAAGGTGAATATGGTAGATATTTGCAGGGTGAGGTTGAAGTAAAAATTTATTCAAATTATAACAATGGAGGTTCTGGTGAAGATGGAAATATAACAACAGTTAAAACAGTAGATCGAGATGCAACAGAATCTGTAATTACATATGATATACCTGGGGAATATCTTCTTAGGTATGAAGTTCAATACCAAAGTGAAATTCAAAATAACCAAGGGGGAATAATTTCTCTATCAACTGGAAGTTTCTTTGAAGAAGATTAAAAAATTTAATAATTTAATATTTATAATAAAAAATGAAGTCATCACAATTAAAAACGCTAGTAAAAGAAGCAGTAAAAGAAGCAATTCAGGAAGAATTGAAGGAAATTTTACTGGAAGCTATCAAGACTCCAAAAGTTACAACTATAACATCATCACCATCTCAACAACCTGTTGTAGAGCAACAAACTCCACAACAACCTACTATGAGTGCTGAAGAAAAAAGAGCAGCATACTCAAACATATTAGGTGATACTGCTGCAAATTTTACATCTGCTAATGTGCCAAAACCATTTTCACCGCAAGGAGGATATGATTCAAGTAATGGAACACTACCAGCTGGAGAGGTAGATATGAGTATGATAGCAGGATTAATGAATAAATAATAAATAAATGGCAAGAATTTTACAAAACAGATTTCCAATTGACTCAGTAGGCCGTAAAGCTGTTGGGTTTGGATTTCCCTTAAATGGGCCTGCTGTTTTTGTACCTACATTTACAACTAGAGAACAAACAAAATCCAATTTAATTAATTATTTATTAACTAATAGAGGAGAAAGAGTATTCAATCCTATGTTTGGGGCAGATTTAAGAAATTTATTATTTGAAAACGTTTTAGATCGAACAACTGATGAATTACAAGAACGAATACAAAATGATATTAAAAATTATTTTCCACAAGTAGATGTAAAAGAAATTCTATTTGATAATCAACCTGATAGAAATACTATAAGTTTTACATTAACATATACTGTAGCAAACTTTGGGATAACTGATGATATAAATATATTACTACAATAATGGCAGATTTAAAACGAGACATAAGATATATTAATAAAGATTTCAATCAATTTAGAAATTCTTTAATACAATATTCAAAAACATATTTTCCAGACACTTACAATGACTTTACAGATAGCTCCACAGGTATGTTATTTATGGAAATGGCATCTTATGTAGGTGATGTATTATCTTTTTATTTAGATAATCAAATACAAGAAACATTTATCCAAAAAGCAAGACAGCAGGAAAATTTATACCAAATGGCTTACTTATTAGGGTATACCCCTAAAGTAACAACAGCAGCTAGTGTAAATCTTGATTTTTACCAACAAGTACCAGCTATATTAGAAAGTGGCGAGTATGTTCCTGATTACAATTATGCTATGATCATCCCAGAAAACACACAAATTACTTCTAATTTAGATAGTAATATGAAGTTTTTAATTGAAGATGTAATTGACTTTTCAGCATCAGGATCATTAAATCCTACAACTACATCTGTATATCAAATTTCAGGTGATAANCCAACATATTTTTTATTAAAGAAAACAAGAAAAGCAATATCTGCAACCATTAATACAACATCATTTACATTTAATGCTGCAAAAAGATTTGATGAAAGAAATATTAAAGATACTAATATTATAGGCATATTAGACTGCGTAGACACAGATGGCAATACCTGGTATGAAGTACCCAATATGGCGCAAGAAAACGTATATGATACGATTAGAAACACAAATACAAACGACCCACAATTCAATATAGAAGAAGATGCTCCATATTTACTTAGATTAAAACAAGTACAAAGAAGATTTGTTTCACGTTTTATAGACTCAGGATCATTACAAATTCAATTTGGAGCTGGAGCAACAACAAACAATGATGAGCAAATAGTTCCAAACCCAGATAATGTAGGTTTAGGATTGTCATTTGAAAGAGATCAATTAACAACTGCTTTTTCTCCATTAAATTTTATATTTACAAATACTTATGGTATTGCTCCCTATAATTCAACTTTAAATTTTAGATATTTAACAGGGGGAGGAGTTGGATCTAATGTTGAAGCTGGTACTTTAACTGTATTAGATGATACTAATTTTACATTTGTAAATCCCAACTTACCAGATACAGCATTAGCAAACCAAATCTTTAAATCAGTTTCTTCAAATAATGAATTAGCAGCTGATGGGGGTCAAGATGGTGATACTGTTGAAGAATTAAGATTAAATGCTGTTGGTAACTTTCAAAATCAACTACGTACTGTAACAAAAGAAGATTATTTAATAAGAGCTTTATCTATGCCCTCTAATTTGGGTACTATAGCAAAAGCATATGCTGCCCCTGTAAAGATAGATGAATTTCAACCTGGTGAATTACCTACAATGTTAGATTTATTTGTTTTAACGTATAATGCTAATGGTAATTTAAGAACAGCTTCATCATTAATGAAACAAAATCTCCAAACTTATTTGGCAGAATATAGAATGATTAATGATTCTGTTAAAATTAAAGATGCTTTTATTATTAATATAGAAGTAATATTTGATATTATAGTATTACCTAATTTTAATAATAATGCAACTATTACTAAATGTATAACATCTCTAACCAACTTCTTTGCAGTAGATAATTGGCAAATAAATCAACCTATTTTACTTAATAATTTATATATTCTTTTAGATAAAGTAGAAGGAGTTCAAACAGTAAAAAATATAACAGTAAATAATTTAACAGGAGTATCTTTAGGATATAGTGATTATGCTTATGACATTCCAGGAGCAACTGTAAATGATGTTGTATATCCTTCAATAGACCCAATGATATTTGAAGTTAAATATCCTAATACTGACCTTAAAGGTAGAGTAGTACCACTATAAAATAAAAGAAATGGCAATCGGAACAAATAATTTAGATAGAGCAATAGAAGAAAGAATTAGGAAAGGCCCAAAACAATCCTTAAGAGATAGTTTTGATAAAACTAATTTAGATACACAAAACCCAGAACCTGAAGGGGGTCCAATTAATGATCCTGTTATTGTTGTAGATGGTATGGCAGCTGGAAGTGGATTTGAACAAGTCTACTCAGCACAAAATCCATATCTCCAAGATTCTAGAACAAATCAAAATTCTATTTTATATGAAAATGGTATAACACCTGCAGACAGCACATCTCCAGCTCTTAAAGTTACTGCTTTAGATGTAGAATCAAGTGAAGCTGGAGTAAGGCAAGGAGTAACAGGAGGTCCTAATAGAATAGCACCTAATAAACTTAATACAGTTGGTCAAGATGGTACATACCAATTAAAACAATATCCATCTACTAAAAATAATTTTACCCCAAACCCAACAAGTGGTACTCCTTTAAAGAATAAAGAAGGAGAAGATGTTCCAAATCAGGAGGTACAAGCATATACACCACAAAATACTTATATGGATTATATGGTAGAACAAAAATCAAAAAACGATAATATATAAGATATGGCTATTTATAAAATTTTTCCTGAAAAAGATGCAACTTTATATACTGAATTCCCAAATAAAAATACAGGATTAGATCAGATTATTGAGGCGTCAACTTATCAAGCAAATGCCACAGCACAAGTTAGTAGATATTTAGTTAAATTTCCTACAAGCCAAATTGCTGAGATGTATAATGATAAAATTATAAATGGAGAATATAAAGCATATTTAAGAAATTTTAATGCTGTGGTAACAGGATTAAATTTAGACCAAAAATTAGAATTTTATCCTGTTAGTGGAAATTGGGGTATGGGAACAGGA